CCATCGTGGACTGCTGCCCATCCACCAATGCCGCGACCTCTGGAGGCAGCATGGAGGGAGCGATGGTCTCTTTTGTGACCATCATTCGGACAAACCCAAGTGGACAGCGTTTTACAACGTATCTATCCAGCCGGAAGACCCGCATTCCACCTCCCTTAGGTAAAAACACGAGTGCATTTCCGGTCACGATAAGTTGCTTGAGAGCCTCAAACATCGCAACTCGGATGTTGTTGGTCTCAATGTCTCGCATCACCGAGCGTTCAACTCGGGACAATGCAATGTCAATCTCTGTCTTGATTTCTTCAGCTTCAGGCCCAAGTTCCTGCAACGCCATGTCATCAATCGTCAAGCGGAAGAATGGAGAGTTTGGGGGAAGCAGCGACAACAGAAGTGCCGAGGCCAGGTTATTTACGCCCCTGGCTCCAGCACTCTGATAGGGGGTAGAGAACTTGGTGGAGTAGTTCGCTCCCTCCTCTGGCAACAAGGTCGGGATAGTGAGTTTGGCAACATCTCTGCCACGCTCTAAATATGAATACCGCTCCGATTGAAGGGAGTCATACATGGACTGAGCGGTTTTCATTTAGTACCTCAATAGTTCACATTTAGGCCAGATCCGCCGCCAGACATCAGAGGAATGCGGAGGGATTTAGCACCAGTTCTTCGCATCTGCGCCCTAGTTTTTTGAGGGGTAGCAGGCCTGACTCTTTCTTGTGGTGGTAGAGCCGGTGGCGGTGGCGGCGGTGGGGGTGGGGGAATATCAGGTGTACTAATGCACATCGAGAGAAGACTCCATTCTCGTTTCGTTCTGCTCCTGATACACCGATTGCAAGAATCGCACCACGCGGCGACATCCCACTTCCATCCAGATTTCTCGATCATTCATACCCTCATTCGGGCATCGATCAGGGAAACGCTTGTCTAAAGCATCCAGAAGGGCTTTCGAGACTTCAGGAAAGTTCTTCATAGGGGAAGCCATTTAGTCCTCTCTTTCTTTGGATTCGTAGTACGCCGCCAGAAGAGCGAGGTAATTGATGCCGTCAATGATGGTATCCCTGAAGGATTCATCGCTCACTTTGAACTCACCAGTTCGACAGAAACCACTGAGGCGACGGATCTTATCCGCCAGACGCACCAAGAAACCTTGTTCGGTTGACACGCCCATTCCCATGTGTTCCACAGCTTTGAAGTTGAGGAACGGGTCGGCCCCGTCCTGACCGCCGGAATAATCATGGTTCTTTCGGATGGACAGTGACAAAGCCTCTTCGCAGAGTTTTTGGTGGAACTTGAAGTATTCCTCACGATTCATTTTGGTTGCCATAGTTTTACTCCCTTGGTCTTGGTCCACTCGTTGGCTCTAAGAATCCGAGCCACTTGGGCTTGAACCAACGCTTCTTGCTCAGTAATACCGGCGTTCTCATACACCTGCACAACACCGTCCCACCCATCATCTACGACCTTCTCAGCACCTTTGGGGCCAACGCCTGGGCAGCCTGGGTATCCGTCAGTTCGGTCGCCAGCCAATGATTGGATCAGGTGGTTACGGTCAGCTTCCTTCTTTGTGATTTCAACCACGCCGAGTTCCGGCTTACCGGGGTTGTAGAGAAGTCCGGGTATTGTCTTGAGGTCTTTGTCCTCAGAGACAATGATCTTCTCTCCCTTGACGTACCGGTTGCTGGTCGCCAAGATCCCAAGAACATCGTCAGCCTCCAGTTGAGGCCACATGAATGATCGGTACACCTTGAGGAGATACTGCTTGACCTCAGGGTAGATCAAAGGCTTTCGCGTCTTTTTGCGGTTTGATTTGTAGGCCGGATAAACAGACTTTCGCCAGTTCTCCGTATCGCTCAAGCACACGACCAATTCGTCAGCTTTGAGTTCTTCCTTGAGATCAGCAAAGGTCACATCCACCCGCTGCCTGCACTCTTTCGCATCCGCAACAAGAGTCCAGATGTCATTGCCCCAGTCGGTCGCCACTTCGCAAGCACAGCACGCTTGGTAGAGAACGATGTCAGCATCAATCAATATCGTCTTCGTCATCCCTCAGTCCTCCCGCCTTCAGCATCTCCTGTGACAACATTGTCAGGCCAAGACATTCCGCCAGAGATCCGTGAAAGACCATCACCATATCGTCCGCTTCCCCCGTCATCTTTTTGGTTCCCAGCACAACAAGAGAATCCAGCCTGCTTTTGAGAACCGATAGGAGAGTCTCCGTTGTCACAAAGTCGAGTGGGTTCTGGTCCATGTTCTACTTTCTTCAGAGCCTTGAGATGAGCCGTAAGCATCTTTCGCTTATCGCTATGTTTAGGATAACACATGGCTTCCAGGCCAACTTCGGCTTGCTCTTTCTTTTCACGAAGATAGGGCAAAAGCATTTGAAGGCATCGAGCTGCGTCTTGACCGTAGATCCGCCACCGATAGTAACGACGCTTGTTGGCCCTTTTCATTTCTGATACCGAGCCTCCAAAAACTGTGTGCATGTCGATGAGGGTCTTTGGGTAAAGACCTTCCACCGCAACACTCAGCGATTTGTAGTAACTAATACAGCCTTCCCCATCGATGATGCCAGCGTAGTACGCCATCTCTTCAATGCGTCTCAGCCCATGACCTACCAGTACGGTACTCGCCATCGAGGGGACATTTGAAGTTGTAGGGGAGTCCCGCTTCCCTGATCGAATCAACCGCGATTGAGCCTGCGACATCCTTATCGTCCTCTCTGACTACGAGCTGCACTTCGTCGTGAATGTGTGCGACCTGATGGAACTCAATCCCTCTGGCCTTGAGTTTGCGATGCAAGTCCACCGTGGCTTGCTTCATGATCACTGCACCTGCACTCTGAAGCAGAGTGTTCAATGCAGAGTGTTTGGAACGGATCGGCAACCGTCTGCCGTCAAGACCGATGAGATACCCACGGTGCTTGATCCCGTTCTCGATGGCTTTGCGGAGACTTTGCAAAGCTGGAAGAGACTTCAGAAACTTTGCTTGAAGTCCCTTACCTTCAGCCACACCGCCGCCCACAATCGAGCCAATCTTTTCGTGACCCGCCCCATAAAGGAACGCATAAATGAATTTTTTGGCATCTGCTCTAGTTGGTAGACCAGCGGCCTTTTGGTTAGCAGTGTGGATATCTCCCTGAACAATTTCTTTTGCATAAGAACCTTCATCCCATCGATGCGTGTAGTGAGCAAGACATCGAAGTTCCAACCCCGATGCGTCTGCACCAACCATTGTCCAACCACCTGGAGCCTGGAAGAGGCTTCTGCACTCCGGACCCCAAAGAGAGCCGGAGGCAGGAACCTGTGCGATGTTTGGTTTGGAATGGGTGCATCTGCCAGTGACCGTACCACATCCATTGATGCGACCGTGTATGCGTCCATGCTTTGTGACCAGCTTCAGCCACGCTTCCTTGCCTTCAGCAAGTTGCCCGATACGCTTCTGGATAGTCAGGTACTTGACCACGGGTTCAACGATGTCAAAATCCAGTTGAGTCAAGATTGATTCATCAACCTTGGGATGACCGCTGGGCGTAAATTCTACAGGCTTCCACCCGTATCTCTCCATCAACGCCTCAGCGATCATCTGTCGGGAAGCAGGGTTGAACTCAATGACCTTGGGCTTCAACTTCCGCCCTGTCTTTTCGCTTACCCGCTCAATCACCTTATCTGGAATCAGAGCCTTCAAAGACTTCTCAAGGTCATCCCGCTTGGATGCTAAATCAGAATACAGCCGCTCTGCTTTGTGTGTATCGAAGGGGAACCCATATTCTTCTTGCTCGACCAAGATCCCCTGGAAGTCTTGCTCAAGATCTATCATGTCAATGCTCGGCTCAATGTTCATCAAGTAACCGTAAAGCTGGGCAGTGACCGCAGTGTCCTGGGCGCAGTAGTCTTCCATCTCCATGGACCATTCAGACCAATCAGAGGTGTCGCCAAAGTCTCCCTTGTATGCACCAATCCGATGGCCCCATGCTTTGAGCGAATGAGATCCAATCAAATTCTTTGGAAACCCCTTGTTGATGAACCCAAAGTCCAGTTCTCGCTGGTTTGCGTAGATACACCGAGCCATAACCAAAGTGTCTCTGACACACCCGTTGTATTCCCAACGCGGGTACAACTTTTTGATCGCTCGGATATCGAAGCTGATGATGTTGTGTCCAACAATCGTGTCAGCATTTCGTAGCCGATTCAGACCTTCTTTGATGTTCCGTGCATTACTTGAGTATCTCCACTGCGTCCCAGTGTCGATGCATTGAAGCACCAAGCAATGGATTTCACGCAGACCCTCAAGATCACGGAAGTTGTCGATGGCGTTGGTTTCAATGTCAAACGCTAAGTTCATTGAACCCTCGCTTTCGCATCGTCCCAATAATCACGCTGCCAGTTGTCAACATGATCGAAGACCTTGCCCCAATATGTATCGGTGAGGTGAGTCTTTCTTCTCCAGTTTGGGCCGGAGTTGTGAAGCCGCGCCCACGCTTCAATATCAAAGTTGTCCGGTTCATACCGATCAATGTAAGACATGACGATTTGTTTGGCGTAACCACGGTCACGAACATCCTGGAATGTCTCACCGTTTGCCACAAGTTCGGGGCGATGCTCGACCGCATCCCTCCAGTAAGGCTCAGTGATTTGATACGCACCAAGTTCGCCAGCCGCACCAATCGCATTGTCCGGATCAGGATGTCCTCCGGTCTCGACCAAGAGAATCGCACTGAAGAAAAGTTCTTGTTCAGAAGGGCACATCGTCAAATCCTCCGGAGCTGGCGGTGTCTGCGAAATCTGAGTGGGTTTCGGTGAGTCTTCCACTGTCCTTGTCATATTGAACGTGACAGGCTTCTCCCGTATCTCCGCTCCATCTATTTTTAAGTATTCGCACAGTTGTGACATTTGGATGCTCACCTTGCTGATCTCGCTCCAAGCCAACAACCATGTCAGAAAGTTGAGCAATACCAGCACTGCCGCGAAGTTGTGAGAGAGAGGTTTGTCCGCCTTCTTCATGCGCTCTGCCATCTGGCCTCCTTAGGTGCGATACAAGCACCATTCCAATACCCGTTTGTTCTACCAAAGAACGGAGTCGGGTCATCGCTTGGTCAATCGTCCTACGTTCGTCGCCACCATCCAAGCCTGAGACAACGATGGACAAGTGATCAAGGATCACGAAGTCCACTCCAAGACCCACCGCCATATATTTGATACGGCTCAACAATGAGTCACAATCAATCGACCCGAAGTGGTCGTACAGGAAGCATCGACCCGATCCAAGGGTCTTCTTAAATGCTTCTTGCATCTTTTGTTCATCTACATCTTCACAGCGATGGACTGGGATGTTTAGATCGATACTGAGGATTCCTTGGGCTGTACGCTTTACGGACTCCTCCAGAGCGATATAACCAACCTTGTGACCAAGGGTCAGCAGATGATGGGCAATCTCACGGCAGAACGCTGACTTACCGATCCCAGTCCCCGCAGTGAACGTGACCAGCTCTCGCTTACGAATCCCGCCGGTCTTGTCGTTCATCCCCTCAAAGGGGTATGGGGCCGACACAACGTCATCTTTGGTGGTGAGGATTTCCCACAGTTCATCGCCTGGAACAATCCCATCAGGTCGGAACGTCTTGGCTTGCCATATGGCATCCATCAGTTCTTTACTTTTACCGCCGACCATCATGTCACTTGCATCCTTTAGAGGCAGAGTCACGACTTTGGCTTTGCCTGGGGACATCAGCAGGGCTGACTGCTCCGCAGCTTTGCGTCCAGGATCATCGTTGTCAAAGCAGAAGACCACTTCATCAAACTTTTCCAACCACTCGATTGATCGTTGGATGGAACGCTTTGCTCCGGCAGCTCCAGAGGGTAGAGAGACCACAGGCCACTTGTTGCCTTGGAGTTGGCTCACGGTCAGACAGTCGATCTCACCTTCGGTGACGATGACTTTGCGACCACCATCTTTCCAAAGGTGTTGACACCAGAGTCCGGCTTTTTTGGGTTCACCTAGCATGACAAAGTTCTTGTCAGGGAACCGAACCTTTTGAGCAACGACATGACCACGCTCGTCGCAGTAATCAGCAACGTGAACGGGTTGGCCTTGGTAATCACCAATGCCATATCGCAGCTTTTGGCAAGTCTCAACATTGATCCCCCGCTTCTTCAGCGGTCGGATGTCATGTTGGATGAGATTGTTATTAGTTGGTGCTTCAGTTATCAATGTATCCTCCTGCCCGTCTCCAGGCTTCCAAGTCTCACATACGAAGCAGAATGTGTGACCGTCTGTATAAAGAGAGTTGCCGTCCGAAGATCCGCAAGCCTCGCATGGTATGTGTTTCAGAAACTCTGATTCATTTGTCATCAATCCACATCTCTATCTTTGGTTCGCAGCCATCCGCGTACAACTTGCACGCATTGATCCGGACAATCTGATCGTCATCGTCCCAAACCAACTTGTTGCACGAATCCAAGATCGCCTTGAGGTAGTTGTCAATGTCCCCCCGTGGAGCACTGAGTTTGGTGGTCTTGGGTTTGGTGCAATGAAAGATGATTCGAACAGAGATCGGTCCAGATACGGGAAGATCCTCCCTGCCCGCCAGAAGGTCTGGGAGCAATTCCTTGAGTCGATTACGGAAGTTCGTATATTTCTTTCCGTAGTAGACACCCCAGCGTGTGACTCGCGGACGAGAAGCTGGAACTGGCGGAACAGGGATTGTGATCTTCATCAGAAGTCGAAGTTATCGTCGCTGTCTGACGAAGCCTCAAAGGTCTCAGCCTTGAAGCCTTCAACTTCGTCGAAGCCGTGATCGGACGCAGAGTCCCCACCCATTGATGGTGACTTCAGCTCTTGAACCTGAACGGCCTTCATGCGAAGCGTCAAGCCAACGCCCATCGTTGGGACGAACCAAGGACGAACCTCGGCTGAAATACGAATCACCGACCCACCGCCGACTCGATCTTCAACAGGTTTGTTTGCTGAGTCAAACAACTTGGGTCGTTGCTCCCAAGACTTTCCTGTTTTGGTTGTGACCTTTGCAGGCAGTTTGAACTTCACTTCAAACTCACCGGTCTCTTCTCCGGTGTCATCGTCAATCACAGGCTTGACCGGCAAGTCCGCAGTCTTGAGCTGCTTCTTCTTCTGATCTTTGCAGTGGTAGGCGTATGCCTGCTTGTGGATGGTTTCAAGCTGCTTGACAAACGGTTCAGCATCCTCGGCAGAAAGTCGAAGCGTGCATGCGTATACACCTTCAGGTTCAAACCGAGTGTCGGGGTCATTGAGCCACGGGTAAACCGCAGTACCAAACGGTGAAATAAGACGAATACTATCCATGTGGGAATCCTCCTTTGGATTCAACTGAAGAAGTAAGGGGCATCTCGAAGGACATTGATATCGAGATCGCCCCGTTGGGGAGGCTCTGGCAGGTGAATACCTTGCGGGAGCATCGCTTGTTGACCCTGACGGAACCGTTCCAGTGGGTCATCACTAAAGATTTCAATCGCAGCCTCTCGGATGCTTGCAGCCATAATACCGCAATGCGGTGCTGGTGTCGATAAAGAATCATGCACACTGCCAACCTCTGTCACCCCATTGTGATGGGCGGTACGGATTGATGAGCGATTGACGCATCCGTCCCAACTGTGAGTCCAGTTTGCAGTGATCCCGTTCAGGTTACGACGCATCGAAAGTTCTCCGGTCTCGGAGCGTAGCCGCTGCTGACGAATCACTTGACCAATGCTGGTCTTCACGGTGTAGCGTTCCAAGCACTCATAAGCCTGGCGAACCATGAAGCCGTCAGAGGTGAACCAACGAAGCGGGGTGTCGTTCTCGATAGAAATCTTGACGCACTCCTTGAGCCAGTCCATGATCTCCACAGCTCCAGACACCGTTTCCTTGATGCACTCCCACACGATGTCACCCAGCCAAGCCGTGGGCCTGCGGATCTCATCACCAAACGGATTGTGCATACCCTTCTTGACTTCAACCCGAAGGTGATCCGAGAGGTACTGCTTGACCTTGAACAGCGTCACCCCATACGGAAGAGTCATCACTGGGCGTTTGACCAGAGACCTGTTGATCTCCAACTGCTGCCATCCAATGGCAAACTCATGGGTAGACTGCATGACCTTCTGCACGACCTTATCTGCGACAATGCCGTAGATGTCCTGGGGTCTGTCGCAGGGCATACAGTTCGTTGCATACGCTCCGATTGGGTCTAGCCTTGCGAGGCTGAGGATTTGGATTCCGTTGCAGGTTCCATCTTGAGAACAAGGCAGAGCCGACATGAAGCCGAAGCCTTGTCTTTTGAACCTCGCCCATTCATCGCAGAACGCGAGGAACTCCCACGGTTCATCTGCTTTAGTCCACTGGGTGTATCCGAGGGGGTCTTTGGCACAGTCTTCGATCCATTTTGTATTGGAGTGAACCCATTCGATCCGCTCAACAAAAGTCTTCTTGTCGTGTCCCCACCGGTTCGCTCCGGCAATCGCAAGCCACGACACATCATCTTCGGTCTTCATCTCCGCACCGTTCTTGAACATCAGCAGAGACTTCGCCCAACTTGTTCCCTGTGGTTGCAAGAAGTAGGGCATGGGATACATGCGTCCCCTGAAGTCAAACTGATGGGGGAACCCCATAGTCTTTCCGTCATACTCTTCGCAAAGCTGGAGAGCCTTGACCAGTTGCAATCGCTTGCTTTGGTTTGACTCGTTGTCTTTGTGGATTGACGCAGCCATCCGGCAGTATTCACGACGGGCATCTTTGTTGGTGTCGATGTCCTCAGGCTTGTCAGGCAGGGGTTCATCTTCAGCAGGCGGTAGATCTCCCAAAGATGCACCGTCTTCCCAAGCCAATTTCATGGTTCCGTAGATAAACGGGTTCATGCTCCAGCCAGTCCTCTGGACAATGTTGATGGCCTCGAAGACCTCAGGCATCTCTATGCCGTGCAGTTCATTCAGAAGTCTTTTGTCATGCGTCTTGACCATAGGTCTTGGCTTCCACATGACTCCGTGATAACCGCCGGAGTAGACCGTGTCCCAGTCCATTGGTGTATCGACCGTTGGCATGAACACGGGGTTCAAGACTTCACTGAAGCTGTGAGACTTCTTCATCCACTCCAACATCTCGTCAGTCGCCTGGACAATCGTGGTGGTCTTACCATCAAACCCACGGCGTTGGTTGATCTCAATGATGCCGGTGTATTGACGCATCAGTTCCACGCAGACCAGACCAACAGCGAGGGAGTCACGCTGAGGCCACTTGGGGAACATGATGTCCGAATGCTTGGCGGCACGTTTGATGAAGTCAGCGTGGTACTGCGGTCCTGACTTCATCGCACGCTGACGGTTCATCTGAGTCAACCGCCAGAAGTCCGGCTCTTCTTTGCGAAGCGTGGTGAACAACAGTTCGTCCTGAAGAAGACGAGCCACAGTCATTGCGGATCGCGTCAGCTTCTTTCCGTGACTGATTGAATCAATGACTGAACGTGCGGTGATCGCAGCGATGACCTTGGGCTGTAGTTGTTCGATGTAATCCAAAGCACGGTGTCGTATTCCAGGTGCTTTGGATGCTTGGCGTTTCCATTCCTCAATGCCTCTGGTCAGCTTCGTGACTGACTCAGCGAGGAGCCTGCGTCCTACAGGCGTGTTGGCTTCCATACCAGCGGCTTGTGACTTTCGGTAGTTACGCCAGTAGCGTTCCCGTCCAGCCTCAAGCATCTTCTTCTCAGCATCAAGTTGCTTGCTCATCAAGCCTCCTCCCGTTCTCCATCATCTGTTGGATGATATACCAAAACAAACGCTCCACAGTTCGGACAAGACAGGTTAGTGACAATCGAATAATCCTCACTGACAGGTTCGTCCTCACAATCGTGATCACCTCCCCAAATAAGTTCAGTACCACACAGATAACATTTCATTCATGAAGTCTCCACCAAAGGGTGCTAAATGCTTTTGCGGCGACATCGGGAACTACCGCGTTCCCCAAGGCTCTAAGTCTGTCCACCCGATTGGGAACCCCATCAGAGTGTCCACCCAACTTGGGTTCAATAGTTCTCCTTGGCTCCCAGTCGAACTGCTGTGGTCCTGGGGGTGCTGGGTAACTTCCGCATTCAGTGGCAATGTATTTCTCCGCTTCTGCGACGGGCCTCCATTGTTTGCAGCATCCTGAGTGGTCGGAGTGGGCCAGTTCACCGCAACTCCCAGGCTCTTCCCCGGCTTGCCCTTGGCTCTGCCCTCTTCGTAATCCCGAACCCTCTTCTGATACTTCTCCACTGGCTCGTCGTGGTTGCCTCTGGTCGCATGGATCGGAGTCGGAGTGGGCCACGCCGAGGATGAACCATCGCTTTCGCAAGTGCGGTGCGCCAACTTCCTTCGCTGAGAACTGTCCTGCCGTTGCTCGGAAACCCATTTCTTCCAAGTCGCTGAGGACATGGTGGAGAACTGAGTGGTATCCGGGCGACTTGGCAGAGGTGATTCCATCGACGTTCTCGAAGAAGCAGACTCGGTTTCCGAGAACAGACATCCCTGACTTGATGTGGGGCCAGAGGTGTCGCTCGTCTTCGGTGGCTTTGCGACTTCCAGCAACCGAGAAGGGTTGGCATGGGAATCCGCCAGAGACGATATCCACTCTGCCTCGAAATCGCTCCCAAGGGAACCGCAGCAAGTCCGTGTAGACAGGGCACGGATCCAGCTCTCCCTCTTCCATCTTTTGCACCAAGTTCGCGGCACAGAAGGCTTCCCTCTCCACCATAGCAACGGTGCTGAGACTTCGGACCACTCTTCGCAGTCCAAGGTCCACACCCCCGATACCAGCACAGAGGGACAAATGAGATATGTAGTCATTCATTTTTCTCCTCCCCAAATGGGATCATCATGAGCCATCCTTCTCGCGGTTGGCATAAGTTGTTGGAACACTCCTGGATGAACTTGATCCATATGGATCGATGCTTTGTCAAAGCTGTACCAAAAGAAAGAATCCATCACCTTGCGGCATGTCTGTTTGCAATGGTACGGAACTGTGGTATCGCCAGTGGTGGCAATGACGTTCCATTCTTGGACACGGGTATCAATCAATGCAGTTGGAGAATCAGTATCCCCAATGGTCATGCTGATGATCCAATCTTTTTTCGTAGCCGGGCAGTAGAACTCCCAGTCAACGTGGCAAGATGCCAGCTTGGTTTGTGCCTCTGATCGTTTGAAGCGGTCCAATTCAGTGCGATGATTCATTTTTCCTCCAGTTTTTGAATAGCGTCTTCAACATTGGATGGTGCAAGGTGAGCATAACGCAGAGTGATCTCCAACGTCTTATGACCACAGAGCTGCTGCACCACAGTGATGCCAACACCACGCTGCACCAATCGTGATGCAAAGGTGTGGCGACAGATGTGAGGGACAAAGAACTTGTCATCACCAAGATCCATCGCAGATTTCATCCGGTTCCACTGATAGTTCACTTGGTCTTGAGTGATGTTGACAAAGGTTCCAGCACTCAAGATGTCTCGAACCCGCTTGGTCATCGGGATAGACCTGGGCTTGTCTGACTTGGTGTCCCAAACGTGGATTCGATTCTGATCCAAATCCACATCAGCCGCAGGTAGACGCAAAGCCTCACCCACGCGAAGACCGGTATCAATCAAGACAGTCCAGAGTCTGGCAAAGTGCGGATACGAATGCACCGCCATCTGCCGCTCCTCATCCTTGGTAATCCAACGGATGCGATGGGTTGGCTCTTTCTGTCTCGGGATGTGAGGCCGACTGTCAATCCACTCGTTGCGGTAGGCAACCGTGAGCATCTTTGAGAGAGCCGCGAGTTTACGGTTGATCGTTCCGGGCGAGTTCCCCCTGCTCCGTAGAGATGACACGAACTCGCTGATGTGGAAGGGACGAATCTCACTGACCAATGTGTCAGTGTGAAAGTGATTGACAACCTCTTCACTGTTGCGAAGAGCTGTCACTTCTCCCTTGGTGTGTGCCCACTCAGTCTCGTATACGAACTCGCTGAGGTAGCCGATGGTTACTAATTCTTCAGGCATGTGAATCCTCCTTGCCATCCAATATATCGGATCGAAGGGATTATGCCATTAAAAAAACCCCCGCACAACTGATAGTCATGACGGGGGCGGAGGATTGATGGGAGGATTATAACAAGTCTGAGGGATTAAACGAGAGGTCGGAGGGATTACACAAGATTTGACGGCGGGTGGGGCGGGATTTTAGAGCTGGATTTGGTGGGATTTTGGGCGAAAAGCTGAAGGAAAAGCTGCAGGATCCCAAGGTTTTTTGAATATCGGTGCATCCCTGGAGCGCTTGACCGATGCGGTCGAGAATGAAAAGCTGAAGGAAAAGCGGCAGGATCCCAGGGATTTTGGAAAATCGGCGCATGCCTGGAACGCTTGACCGATGCGGTCGAGAATGAAAAGCTGAAAACCAAAGCCAAAAAAA